GGATGCGATGCCTTTGACCTCAGATGCTAAATTGATTAGTTTGGTAACTGACAGAATTTTGAATGTTGGGCTTGGTCAATATTCACAATGCTTTCCAGTTTTAACGTCTTGGCTCAAAAACGCAGCTTTTTCAAATAGCTGTTTTAAAATACAAAAAACCCCAGCGGGCGGAGGATTTCATTCGTGGCACCATGAGCAATCTGACGCTTCTACAATAGACAGGTTTTTAACCTGGACCATATACTTAAACGAAGTTGAAGGCGGAGAAACTGAGTTTTTGTATAGGAAATTTAGGGTAGAGCCGAAACAAGGAAGGTTTTGTATTTTCCCGTGTCACTTTACAACCGTGCATAGGGGAAATCCGCCGTTAGATAAAGATAAATATATTGTTACGGGATGGTTCACTGTTCACTCTGTATCTCCAGACGCATTCAATACATAGGAGGATTAAATGTCAGCAAGTTCACTAAATCGCAAAGTCGCGGAAATAGAAAAAGCCAAGAAAGTGGAGCGTAGAAATGCCCTTATTCAAAGGTACAAGTCAGAAAACGATATCATCAAACATATCGAAGTTGAGGAGCGAGGGGTACCCGCAGAGACAAGCGGTAGCGATAGCCCTGAACCAATCAAAGCCGAAATCCCAAAGGCGAAGCCAAAGAAGCCAGCAGCCAAAAAAGCCAGTCGCTCTAAGAACGGGTGGAGTGGTAAAAGGCTTCTCTCCGATAGCTAGGCCTCAGAGATTCCAAGGTGTGTTCTAATGACATATACTATGGAGAAGATTCTGGCGTGGAAGATTTTACCCCGCGTAATGATGGGCGTGATGACCTGGATGTATATCGAAGTGTTGTACTGGTTTATGGCACTCAGTCCAGAGGCCATGACTTCTCAAGCGACAGCGCTAACTGCAACCGTGACGGGCGCCATGACAGGCGCCTTCGCCGTTTGGTTAGGGCATGAAAAGTAAATGCCTATAGAGCTTCAATATTGGTTGGTGTTTATGGTCACGCTGAATACATTTATAAATGTGATTGTGTTCTTTAGGCACAGGTTCAAAGGAAATGCCAAGAGTTAGCGAAAATACTGAAGTAGCCCTGCCGCTACGGAATATCATCAGCATGATTGCTGGTGCGTCCGTAGCCACATGGGCATATTTTGGTATTATTGAGCGGCTCAACCAGATTGAGACTAACATCACCATGATGAATTCTGATGTTACACAGAACACAGACTTCCGCATCAAATGGCCTCGCGGTGAGATGGGTTCTCTGCCAGCCGATTCCGAACAATTTATGCTAATAGAGCATATTGCTGGAGAGCTAGAAAAGCTTGCCACAGAGATAGAAGAAGGCCGCGCTCCATACGACCAGCAACAAAAGCTTACCCTAGAGTTTTACGAAAAGCGCATATCTAATTTAGAACAACGCCTAGAGGCGCTTCGCAATGGTGACTGAGTTAACATTCGTTTTATTGCTTGTTATTTCAGGCGAGAGGTTAGAATTTACGCCGTATGATAACCTTTCTGAATGTCTTTCCACTAAGCGCAAAATTGAAAGAAAAGTAGGTCGCTATCAAAAGGACTTTAACAAGCGATGGACTTGTAAAGAGATGACAGTTAAAATGCAAGACGGGGCTATCTTAGAAATTATTGAATAGCTGGAGGGTTTGTTTGGAGTAAAGAATGGACCCCGCAACCGCGATAGCCATAGCCACTGCCAGCTTTAGCGCTCTTAAAAAGGGTTTTTCCCTTTCCAAAGATGTCTATTCTATGGCATCTGATATCGGCAAGTTTATGGATGCCATAGACTCCGTAAAAAACACCCACAAAGAAGAAAAGAAAAAATACGGCAGCGTTGGTGAAGAGGCGTTGCAAACATTTATGTCACATAGAAAAGCTCAAGAGATGGAAAATGAGCTTAGAAACTTTTTAATTGCTAATTATGGATTTAATGCTTGGCAAGATGTTTTGCGAATACAGGCAAAGATACGCAAAGAAAGAATAGCCATGAAAGAAAAAAGAAAGAGGCAGATAGAACAGGCTGTAGAAATAGCTTTCGCAGTTCTTGTTGGTGTGTTGGGTTTACTTGCTATATATTTATTTGCTATGTACTTAAAAGGGTAGGAGGTTCACATGCTACAAGCTTTAATAGGCCCAGCCACTGAAATAATTGGTAAGTTCATTGAGGACAAAGACCAAAAAAATAAATTGGCGCATGAAATCGCCACTATGGCGGAAAAACATGCTCAAGAGTTGGCAAAAGGCCAAATGGCTATTAACGCTGAAGAGGCGAAGCACCGAAACATCTTTGTAGCAGGCTGGCGCCCCTTTATTGGCTGGACTTGTGGTCTTGCGTTATTCGCGCACTTCATTTTATTTCCTTCAGCAGATGTAATTACCGCCTATCTTGGATATGACGCAGTTTCATACCCTGCCTTTGATATGGATAGCTTAATGACTATATTGTTAGGTATGTTAGGTCTTGGCGGAATGCGTAGCTTTGAAAAGTACAAAAAACTAACTAAATAAGCTACGCCTGGAGGGGTTATGGACGCAATAGCATTAACTGAACATTTATTAAAGAACATCCGACAGCAGAAGGATGACTATGCAACTATGCTGTCGAATGGTGCGGTAGAGAATATGGAAAACTACCGCTTCATAGTGGGTCAAATACGCGGACTGACTTACTGTGAAGATGAAATAAGAGCCGCGATGAGAGGGGTCATTGAAGATGGCTAAAAAACTATTCGTGCCTGAAAGGGTTGCGGCTAACATGAAGTCTGATGCGCCACAGACTGAAATACCAAAGGCGGTGCAGAAAGCTCTTCCTCCAGAAGAGGAGAACAAGAACACAGAAAACCCATCAGAGATGGACGCATCCGCGCTAGAGCGGCTTCCTGACCCTGTAGGTTATCGCCTTCTTGTTATTCCTTATTACCCACCAGCGAAAACAAAAGGCGGGATTTATATCCCAGACGCCACTCGTGATAGAGAAGCGTTTGCGACTGTTGCTGCCTACGTTGTTAAGGTTGGTCCAGACGCCTATAAAGACCAAGATAAGTTTCCATCAGGCGCGTGGGCTTCTGAGAAATCATGGGTACTTATGGGCAGATATGCTGGGAATAGGTTTAAAGTGGACGGTCTTGAGGTAAGACTGATAAATGACGATAACATTATCGCCACTATACTTGACCCATCAGATATCTCGTATGTATAAAAATACTGGAGGCATATTATGAGTATTGAAGAAATGCAAGAAGCTGAAGATAATTTCAAATTCGATGTTGAGGATTCTGATGATTCCTACACTGAAGATTCTGAAAAACAACCCGAACAATTGTTCGACTCTTCAGATGATTCATCCGATGACGGGGCGTCTGAAGATGATTTAGAGAATTATAGCGGCAATGTGCAGAAGCGCATTAATCAGCTAACAGCCAAGCGTAAGCAGGCAATGGAAGAGGCAGAAGCTGCGTATCAGTACGCGCAGCAAGTCGCTGAAGAAAACAAGCAAATAAAGGCTCGCTTAAATCAACTGGACCAAGGCTACACCAATGAATACGGTGCCCGCGTTGAGTCTCAGATGGAGCAAGCTAAAAAGCTGCTTAGAGAAGCCCGCGATATTGGCGACATTGATAAAGAGACAGAAGCTGTTTCTTTGCTGCAACGTCTTGCAATTGAACAGGAAAGAGTCCGCGTTCAAAAGCAGAGAGCGGAACAGCAAGTCAATGTTGAGCAGCAGCCGCCGCAAATGCCGCAAAGGCAGGCTGTACCGCGTGAACAGGATTTAGACCCAAAGCTGCGCTCTTGGATGTCTAAGAATGATAGCTGGTTCAATAAAGATATGGTTATGACAAGTGGCGTTAAAGCCATACATGAGCATCTTGTAGGCGTTGAAGGGTATGACCCTACAAGTGACGAATATTACGCGGAAATTGATAAGCGTATGCGTAAAGAATTCCCGCACAAGTTTCAGTCGCAACGGCAGAACGCCCAAACTGTTGCGCCTGCGTCCTCTGGACGGTCTGTGAAATCAGGGCGGAAAAAGACGGTGGAATTAACACCAGGTCAAGTGGCTTTCGCTAAGAAGATGAATATTCCTCTTGAGCGGTACGCAAAAGAAGTCGCAAAACTAGACACAAGGAGTGCATAATGGTTGACCGCGCAAGCCGGGATTCGCAAACCCGTGAAAAAACAGCGAGAGTAGAAGCGTGGCGTCCACCATCAACCCTTGAAGCTCCCGAAGCCCCTGTCGGTTTTAAACACCGCTGGATTCGTGAGTCAGTCATGGAATACGATGACCGCAACAACGTCCATAAGCGCCGCCGTGAAGGTTGGGAGCTTGTACGGGCGGAAGATTACCCTGATTTCGATGCACCTGTCATTGACGAAGGTAAAAACGCTGGCGTAATCGGCGTAGGTGGACTGGTTCTTGCCAGAATACCTGAAGAGATTGTGGAACAGCGTGACGCACATTACCGTAGTGTCACAGAAAATCAGATGGAAGCTGTAGATAGAGATTGGATGCGTGAGTCCAATGCGGCTATGCCCAAACTCGCTCCGCAGCGTTCAAGTTCAGTCACTTTTGGCTCAAGAGGCCAAAAATAAACTCGTAAGGAGAGTTCAAAATGGCAAACAAAGATGCTGCCTTTGGTCTGCGCCCAGCGCGGATGATGAACGGCTCTGCCTTTATGAACCAACAGAATCGCTACCGTATCGCTTCCGGCGCTACTACTGCTATTTTCCAAGGCGACCTAGTGGAAACACTAACTGCCGGGACAATTGGCAAGAAAGCTGCTGGCGAAACTGACGCGGCTCTGGGTGTGTTCAACGGCTGCCGTTACACTGACCCTACTACAGGGAAAGAAACCTTTTCAAACTACTACCCTGGCTCAATTGCTGCTTCCGACATTGAAGCTTTCGTAATTGACGCGCCAGACGTAGTTTACGAAATCCAGGCAGATGCTGCATTCCCAGTAGCTGACCTGTTCGGTAACTTT